CGCCTGCGATATTCCTAAAATATTTCTACAGTTTACTATAGACACATGATCCGCGTTCCCTAAGATGACGATAGTTCATTTTGTCAATTCAACACTTTTGGAGATCGAACCAATGCGATTAACAGTGATTCCAGCCTATGGACGAGACTACAAGAGCGCCAAAGCCGCCAAAGCCGACTTCGACGCAAACAAGGATTTCCTGATCTGTGATATGAGTTCGCCAGACGACGGTCGCTACATCAACGCGGATGACCTGAAGTCAGGCGATACGCTTTACATCCGTTACGCTCGCAACACGAAACAAACTTCTTGCGTAAAGAAGTAGCCCACGTTTCCCCGTTTTCATTTTTCACAGCTTAAGGAATTATCGACCATGACACAAAACACAATCAACCTACGCTCAACAGCAACACTCACGAACTACGTGAAGACCGTCGACCGCATGAGAACACTGGCCAAACAACTTGCCGAACTTTCGAAGCTCGAAGCGAAACTCCGTCCCGAAGTATTGGAGGCAATTGGCGAACGTCGCGAAATCGCGGTTCGCGGTCAAGTCCGAATATTGGAGCCCAGCCTTAAAGAGTCCATCGGGCAGGAAGATACCGAGAAAACTGTAGAGGTTTTCCGGAGTCTCGGTTTGCCACTGAATCAGCGCAGCCCAGAGTACTGCGCCCCGGCGAGTTTTGCGAAGCTGGTACGCGACGGAATTGTCCCGGAGGAACTCATCCGCAGAACTTCCGAAACGGTCGTCGTCGTTCACTAAGACCACCATCAAACCCGCTCGCATTGTGTGAGCGGGTTTCCATTTTTCCATTTGAACAGGATTAAAACCATGAAACTATTGAGCCCCGCAAGTGCGAATACGAAGACCCGCAAAAGCGCCGAGAAGGCCAAAGAGTATAGGATTGTAAGCCTAATGTTAGCGCCTGCAGACAGCGCAGGAGGCAAAACGGTTTGCTCCCATTCGACCCGCGCTTGTGAAAAATTGTGTGTAGGTGGCGACGGGATCGGACTCGCTCAGGTATTTCAGCGGATCGGACAATCGAGGCGTGAGAAGACAACCTGGTACAACACCGACCGCGCAGCATTTATGAAGCAACTTGAAGCAGAACTAGAAACCGAGCAAAGGCTCGCAGATCGAGACGGGACTATTCTTTGTGGGCGTCTGAATTGTTTTTCAGATCTCAACTGGTTCAACCTGATCCGCAAATTCCCGGATGCTGTTTTCTACGATTACGCGAAGAATCTCGCCCGAATCACATCCCCCGACAAGCCTGAAAACTATTGGTTAACCGGATCATGGACCGAGAACAAAGCGAACCAGCGAGATTGTATTGAACTTCTTAGGAAGGGCGAGAATATCGCCGTCGCGTTTGCCGATCTTGCAGGGCATTTTGTGGGCAATCGCGCGTTGAATCAGCGAATCCCGAAGACGTGGACATTGGACGGAACCGAATTCCACTGTCTGGACGGCGACGACTCGGACTTGCGACACCTGGACAGACGCGCAAAACGTGGTCAACACGGATTTATCGTGGCTCTCCGTCTGAAGTCTGGGACATCGGAACAAAGACGCGAATCGATTGAAAGTGGTTTTTGCCAAATTTTGGAGTGATACGACCTGAAGACGGAAACGCCGGTCACATTGTGGCCGGCGTTTTTTTGTGCGCCGGTGGTGATCGGGCTGCAGTGGTGATCGGGCTGCAGTGGTGATCGGGCTGCAGTGGTGATCGGGCTGCAGTGGTGATCGGGCTGCAGTGGTGATCGGGCTGCAGTGGTGATCGGGCTGCAGTGGTGATCGGGCTGCAGCGGTGATCGGGCTGCAGCGGTGATCGGGCTGCAGCGGTGATCGGGCTGCAGTGGTGATCGGGCTGCAGCGGTGATCGGGCTGCAGCGGTGATCTGAGATCGAACTATCGACGAAATCGTAGGAGCGGCGATGGGGGCATTAACGATGTCACTCAACTACTCCAAAAATAAAAAAACAAATTTGCGTTCCATTTCTCCAATATTTCGTCTACACTTCTACTTCCATCAACAAGGAGTCCAGCATGTCCATTATTCGTTTAATGTCATCGCACGAGTTCTTCAGGGTCATTTCGCCGCACTTTGCAAGCCTGCCAAAGAACATTACGAAACTGCAGATCAATCTGGATTTTGCGTCGACTGATCCGGTAACGGTGACAGCCGAGTTCTTCTGTGACATCGCTGAGAACGGCGATATTATCAGCGAGAAGCAGGAGACAGCGGTCTTCGAGTTAGTGAGGAAAGAATGATCTCAATATCCAACCCCGGCTCCCCCGCCGCCATCGCCGCAGGCTGTCTCTGCCCGATCTCGATGAACAACCAGGGCAACGGCGTATCGACGAACACGCCGAATCTGCGTCGGTTCATCCACATCAGCAATTGCCCGCTGCATGGCACACACATTCCGCAACACACCACCACCACAATCGACAGTTCAGGAGTCCAGCGATGATCCGGATATTCTTTGCTCTCATCTTGCTCACCACAGCCACAAGCCGAATCACAAACGCCGGCGACCCGGGATTCGCCGACAGGTACTTCGCCGCGATGGAATCAGTTGCTCCGACGCCACCGAAGGCTCCGAAAATAAAAAAAGAACCTGTGGTCCGCAAGACGGCAAAGCCTGCGGCACCATCCGTCACATCCGACGGAGTTTACATCAGAAATTCAGCGGGGGATGTGATTGGGATGCGAACACGATGCAAGGCGTGTAGAATCGGGCGTTAGTTCCTCAAGTTTCACAGCGTCGTGAAACACAACAACCATTAGCCGAAGGATCACAAATGTCGAAGCAGTTTCGTTTCAGGATTAACGTCGAGTGCGACGTTCAGAACGCGGATTCCGAGTCAGTCGCCAGGACAGCAGCATTTGCCCTGCTGACCCAGATGCAGTCAGTCACAAAGCGAGGTCGTCCGTCCTCGGACGTGAAGGCGACGATTACGGGGGTGAGCATTGATCAGCCGAGAATGCGGACGTTTGAGAAGACAGAGCAGCTTCCGATGACACCTCGCACGCTGGACGAGTCAGAGACCATCGACGTAACCGAACGCGACCAGTAAGCCTTTCCCCGAAAGCAGTCAGCGATTCCCCCGAGTCGCTGGCTGCTTGTTTTGTTTGAAGGAATTAGAACCATGTCAGTTGGGAATTCAGCAGAAGAGTTGATGGAGAAATTCAGAAAGAAAAGGACAAAAAAGATCATGAAGTCTGCCATAAGCATGGTGAGAGCATTCACTGATCTCTGTGAGGGGACGCACAGTTTAAGTCATGACCTATGGATAGACCTGTACACATACGATCCTCTTGATTACGGAAAGAGTGAGCTTTTGCGCATAGTAAAGGCTCTGAATCTTCTCGCGGATACTTCGGAGCTAAACTGGGAGTTTAGACTTTTTGCGTCTGACGGGGCGATAACAACGATGGCAGATGGATCAAAACCACCAGACAGTGATGAGACTGGCTTTGCACTAATTCCGGATGCAGAATGAAGCTCTCAGATCCACAATACAGAGTTTTGGTAACAGAGGCAGAGTGGACCTGCTATGGCGGAGCTGCGGGCTCGGGAAAGTCACATATTGTGACGCTTGACATGTTAAGGCACTGTCAAGGTCCGCATGCGAACCCGATGTTTCGCGGGTTGATCATGCGCCGTACATACCCACAGTTAACGAAGTCTGGCGCACTTTTGGATCACTGCAGGACGATGTACGCACCATACGGCGCGATTTACAATCACACTCGCAACGAGTTTGAATTCCCGTGTGGCGCTAAGATTGCCTTGGGATCCTGTCAGTTCGAAAAGAACCTCGAGGACTATCAGGGAGCCCAGCTTGATGCGCTGGCGATCGACGAGGCAACACAGTGGCCGCTGAAGTTCGTGCAGTACCTCTGGGGTCGCGCGAGAAGCAAGTCCGGGATCAAGCCGAGAATGAAGCTCAGCATGAACCCGGATAATGATTCTTGGTTGTACAGATTCCTGTATTGGTGGCTGAATCCAGAGACAGGGTTGCCGATCCCCGAGCGATCAGGAGTCATTCGGCACTTCAGGTACGTCGAGCCGGATTTTCACTGGTACGACGAACCTCAGTATGAGATCAACGAAGAGACGGGCGAGAACGAGTGTGTTACGACATCAGCGACATTCATCGGCGCGACGCTGCGAGACAACACGCACCTGATGCAGTCAGACCCTGCCTACCGTCAACGACTCGAGCAAATGTCGGATGACGACAGGGATCGTTTCTTGAACGGCTGCTGGCTCGCCTCCTCAAAGACTGGTGCCGAGTGGGACAGAGAGCTCTTTACAAATCTCTACATCCCGCTGGAAAAGTTCCCCATCCCGAAACACGCCAACGACATTGTCCGAATGTTCTGCGTCGACCCAAGCAAGGGGCGCTCCGTCAAGAAGGGGGATTATTCGGCAATTGTTTGCATGGCACAAACGTCAGAACTGGCGTATGTCGATGCGGACTTAAAACGACGATCGCCGTCGGAGATCATCGAGGACTTATTCCTGTTCTGCGATCAGGATCACCACCGGATCAGATCAGGCGACCTGATTGGGATTGAATCGACGCAGTTCCAGAGTATTTTCCGCGACTTGATCATGAACTACGCGGCGAATCATCTGGACTATGCCCTGTCGAAATATTTGATGTCGGGTGGGATAATTATTCCGGTCGAGGACATGCTGAAGAAGGAAATGAGAATCCGTCGAGGGCTTGATAAGCGACTGACGCAGCGAGAGTTCCGGTTCCTCGAGAATCCGGGAACGACGCTGCTTCTGCAGCAGATTAAGCAGTTCGACGGCATCCCGGGAGTCGGCAAGCACGACGACGGGCCGGATGCATTGGCGATGTGTACTCAGTTGCCGCGATATGAGCAGGAATATTGGGAAAATCTGAGGAAGGAGAAGTGACGTGAGTAAGCGAGGCTGCAATTCATGCCGAGAGAAATCAGATCCCGTCGGTGCTGCGATTCAGACGATATCGATGGTCGTCGATCAATCGTTTCAGCAGAATGCGAACGTAGGAATTTACCGGCGTGCAGTGAGATCGACGTTTTGGTGGTGGAGGTTTCTTCGATGATCGCGAAATACCAGTATTCGGCGACCGTCATTTCGATTTACGACGGCGACACGATCACTGTGATGGTCGACCTTGGGTTTGGGTCGCACACGAAGCAGAAACTGAGACTGGCGCGGATCAACACACCGGAAGTCAGAGGACCGCAGCGAGAACAGGGGATTGCGGCGAGGGACTATTTGATCGCCCTGATGCCGGCGGGATCTGAAATCGACGTGAGGACGATCAAGGACAGCCAGGAGAAGTACGGCAGATATCTGGCGGAAGTTTTCAAGGGCGATATTTGCGTGAATGACCTGCTCGTTCAGGCCGGAATGGCGGCATACAAGTCGTACTAAGATTGTTTCGGCGTGTTTTCCTGTGTAATCTGCTGTCGAGGAGACATCAGATGGCATATGCGAACGGTTTACCGACGAGTTGGGTGATTGAGAACGAGAAACTGGCAATCGAGGCTACGAAGGCTGCTGCGCGGATCTTCGAAGAACTTGGAGTCAGTTGCGGCGGAGTGAATGCTAACGGCGATCAGCTTCCGTTCGGTGGCGACGAGCCGTTCGAGAACATTCAGGATGTCCGAGAGGCAATTGTTCTCGGGGATCAGCTTGGCAGAATGCCATGGGGCACGAATGCGAAGGACAATCGGTCCTACTACATCGCCGACACAGGGCATTCCGTCACCGTCAAGCCGAAGGACGAGAATCAGCCGAACTCAGAGTCGGTTCGCAAGGTGGAGGCGTTCCTCGAACTCTGGATGGCCGAGAATCAGTGGCAGAACCGGCAATCGGAAGTCAGCCAGCGATGCGACCGTCACGGCGAGGTGTTTGATCTGCTGAGTTACGACGACGACGGAATGATCCGGGTTTACTTCGGAGAGCCGCAGGATCTCGACGACGACCCGAAGAGCAATTTCGTGGATCCAGACGACGCGACGAAGGAATACTTCGATTCGCTGGGCGTGCGGAAGACGAATGACGTGCGGGCAAAGCCGGTCGCGTACTTCCTGAAGGATGTTTGGTATCCGGACCTGCGATTCGTTACGAAAATGACGAAGGAAGGAGGGCTCGCGGATTACCGGGGCGACACGATCCCGCTGATGGAAGAATCTCAGGATCGCATTCTGGTTCAGCATCGTAAGAGAAACGTACTGTCAGCGGATCCCCGGGGACTGACACTGTACTGGCCGGTACGCGAGGAACTGATCTTCGCGAAGAAATTGCTGGCGAATTTGATGCGAACCAGTTCGTTTCAGGCTGCGTTTGGAGCGATCCGGACGATTCTGGGAAATCCGTCGAGCGATTCTGTCAAAACGTACCTGAATACGCAGCAGAGTGGAGCCGGAAGCAGCGGCCAGTCAGAAACATTCGACATGCCATCGACGGCAGTGGTGACAGTCCCGTCGCAGATCAAGTACGACTTCCCCGAGACGGGCACCGGGAACAGTAACCACATCGAAACGCTGGTGTCGCTGCTTCGCGCGTGCGCTGCGGGGATGAAGTTGCCGGAGTTCATGCTGACAGCGAACGTCAGCGAGGGGAATTTCGCCTCGACGCTGGTCTCAGAAGGCCCGTTTCACAAGTCGATGCGTTACGAGCAGAGCTTGATGGTTCAGGAAGACCTGCGGATACTGAAGCAAGCCCTGTGGTACGCTGCGGAGTCAGGAGAACACGATCTGACGACCGCTGACGTTATGCAGGTTGTGCTGGAAATCAAGCCGCCACGAGTTCAGACTCGCAATCGCCAGGAAGATCACGAAGTGATGAAAGACTGGTGGGACCGAGGGCTTGTCGCGAACAAGACAGTTCTGGCTCCGGAAGGACTGGAGTCCGTCGCCGAGAATGCCCAGAGAAAGACGGAGGTCGCTGCAGAACTGCCGCTGCCGGCTGGATCGCAGTTTAACACGCAAAACGACGGCACTCCGGGACCAACGGCGGGCAATAAAGCCGATCCGATGAAAGAAAAGGGTGTTTCGAAGAAAGATCCGACTCGAAACGCTTAAATTCGGTTGCACAGCACTTGTCAAGTTCGTACAAAATGACTTATTGTCAATTTGGCGATTTGACAAAAGGAGTTTGCCATGGGATGTGGCTGCGGAAATAAGAAGAAACCGAAGGGCGGCAAAGGCGGAACCAAATGAGTGACATCCTCGTAACAGAAGATGCGTTCGAAGCCATTGCTGAGGATCGAATTGACCGAGAGCGGGGAATTATCCGTGGGGTTAAGTTGCTCGGGTTGCGAAGTCGCAACAAGCGCAATTATGACACCCCGGGAGTCCAGAAGTCAGCGATGAAACTGCTGCCGGGAACGTCGATTTACATCGACCACCCTCCGACAGCAACGACGAATCGCTCTTATCGGGACAAATTCGCTGTTGTTGGCCAGAAGGTTGAGTACCGTCCCGGCGAAGGCTACTTCGGGGACGTGCATTTTAACCCGAAACATGCTGTTGCAGAACAGTTCTTGTGGGATGTTGTTAACGCTCCGAAGTCGTTGGGGATGTCGATCAATTCCTCAATCAAGTCCGGAAAAGTCGGTTCCGACGGGGACGTGGTTGTTGAGTCCATCGAGGTTCTCCGGTCTGTCGACATTGTTACGAAGCCGGCAACAACTGCTGGCATTTTCGAATCAGAGGAAGAAGAGATCATGGACCTGAAGACACTCCGCGACAAGCATCCGGAATTGGTGAAGTCAATTCTCGAAGAATCACAGGCGACTGACGCGACCGAAGCCGCGCTCGCCCAGGCGAAGAAAGAGAAGGACGAGTTGAAAGCTCGTCTAGACGCATTGGAAGCCGAACGAGCGACTGAGAAGTTGCGAGGCGAAGTGTCTGCCGAGTTCACAAAGGTCTTCGAAGGCGTGACTATCGAAGCTGACCTGATGAAAGAAATCGTCGAGTGCGCCTGCGAAATGCAGGAAGGGGCTCGCAAGAAATTCAGTTCGGTTCTGTCCAAGATCAGCCCGATGCTGGTCGACGACAATCCGGAAGACACAGAAGAAACCCCTGTCAAGGAAGAGGAAGAGCAGCCGAAGAAGCCTGCTTACCGTCCGTCGCAGGGATCAAAGGCCGGTTACAAGAAGGGTTCTTTGCTTGAAGAACTCGGCCTGAAGAAGTAATCACTGACCGTTTCGGTTCGTTTGTTTGAAAAGGGCGAGACATGCCACGCTGTTTGAATGTAATGCACCAGTACGGTCAGGTTCCTGCGGTCACTGACATCCGTCACATGACTCCGCCTGACACTCTGGTTGATATGTGTCCTGGCGACTTCCTCGGAAGCGACAGTGCGACTGGAATCCTGAAGGCGGCTCTGATCCAGACGGATCAGGCATGGGACACAAACTTGGCAACCACGCAGACTGCTGCGAAAGCCAAGTTTCAGGGTGTGAACCTGCAGGAAATCGATTCCGACGACGGTGTCTGCAACGACGCTCCGGATTGCATCCCGTTCGCACTTTATCGCGAAGGGTCAACTTTTCAGCGAGCTTACAAGATCGTCGATGTTGACGGGGCTGCTGCTCCGACGACCTGGACTCGCGGCCAAGGGTTCACGTTCGGCAAAGTTGCCGGATCGAATCTGTTGAGCAACGACACGATCCAGA